TGTACTTTGTTTTTGGTATCTCATTTTCTTTTTACCCTCAGTCCAATAGTTTATAAAATCCTCTAACATATTTTTAGGATAATCAAAAGTCATAACCTCTAAAATAAATTTTTCTTTAGTTATATTTATATTACTTGTATTATTAATACTTGTATTATTACCTTTCATCTTTTTATGTATAGGGCTATCCATCTTTTTCGTGATACCTATACATCTTTTTATTATCTGCTTTTTAGCATTCCTTTCAACATTTACAGTTATAAAACCTAATTTTTTTAAATCACTAATCCAACTGCTAATAGTGTTTTTACTTACATCATACAGTTCAGCAAAATAATTATTAGTTGCGTAACAGTACCCCAACTTGCCACTTAATGCAGTTATCTCTCCATATAAAAGTTTTGCATTGGGTTTTAAGTTAGAGTACCTTACCTCAGCAGGTATTATAGCATAATAGTTAGGTTTATCCATTAAATAATTTTAATTGTATAGTGATAATTTTCTAATGCAATATTAATATTTTCTAATTGATTAAGATAATTAAAGTAACATGTTTTAATAAAACAAATAGCCTCACCACTTTTAACCTCTAACACTACATCAGATTTTTTAGATTCTACAACTTTATTATTTAGCAAAAAATTATACAGCTTTTTCCCATTTTTAAAAATATACTTATTGCTATCTAAATTTTTATATTCTTGATAGATCTTAGTAAAAGTATTTCTATAAAAATCACATTTTTTATCATTAAACTTTTTCTTATGTGATGCTTGATAGTGATAGGTTGCTGTTCTATCTCTATCAATAATTTTAGCTATAACATTTCTTGATATATCTTCTTCTGTTAATGCTATATAACAAGCTGATGCTCTTGCTGACTGTATATTTTTACTTCTATTTTTAAAAGATAAAGAACCTTTAGGAAGCCCTGCAACTCTTGCTGCAATATCACAGATTATTTTAAAATTTAATTCTTCTGTCATAATTAAAATGGTAAATTATCATCAGCAGTTACAAATTCTGACCTATTATCTGTTGGATTCTCATTTTGATTAACAAATTGCCAACCATCTATATAATTATAGTATTTGCCGTTGTATTCCTTAGACCATACATTACAACTTATAGTAACCATATCGCCTTCCCTTAACTTATTCATTTGTTTTATCTTATCACTTCCAAAGCATTTAATAGCTATGATGTTATTAAATTTTTTTTCAGTATCTACCAAGCAGGTTTGACTTTCCCAATTTTTGCCTGTCTCAATACTTGTTCCTGCTTCAGCTTGTAGCTTCTTAATTAATTTTCCTTTTACTTCCATAGTTTTTTATTTATTTAATTGATTAATATTTTATTTTAAGTCGTTGTATTCTAGCATTTTATCCCCAAGATCTTCAATGATTTCAGACACCGTTGTTATTTTTATCTCTCCATTTAACAAACTGTTTAATTCATCTTCCTGTTTTTTTGTAAAAATATATTTTTTCATTCTACTTTTTACCACCTCATGCTTTCCTTCAGCAATTGAAGATTTCATAGCTTCAAATTGTTTTTTAGTTATTTTAACAGGTTTTTTTTCTTTTTGTGCTATTGCAGTTTTAACCTCATCTGCACTTGCAATAGAAGTATCAATACCAATTCCTAAACTGCCTAAAGCCCTACCCCATGCTGAAGTCTGACAATTTTCCACAAAAGAAGTTTTATTTATAAACGTGCTGCCTTTTGTTTCTTCAGCAATTCCATCCCCTATAACTCTGTTTTCTTCATTAAGAACCATAGCCTTAATTACGCATCTATTTTCTGTTAGTTCTATAAATTCAGATGTTAAACTCCAATTTTTATAATTTTTTCTAAAGTATTTGATTCTCTCGTTTACTTCTACATATTGCTTACCATGTATGTCTATTGTTTTCATATCGTTGTTATTAATGCTTTATTATTACTTAGTTTATTATATCTTTCTTTATATTCTTTTAGTTTGTTTTCTACTATCTTACATTGTGTTATAGCTTCATTCTCTCCATATCTTCTTTTTCTATGCTCATACCAATATGATCCTTTAGGTTCAGCTTTAAAATCAAAACATTCATTCAAATTAAGCCCTGTCAATTCTATATAAGTATCTAAAGCTTCATTAATTTGTTCTTGTGTTCCAAATATTCTAATGCTAGGTTCTACTTTCTCTAAATCTGTAAACCAACCATCAGGAGAAAATTTAGCTATATTTTTATATACCCCATTATTATAGAAATGGAAATCTTGGCAAATCAATTCCATAATTAGTAGTTTAATTGTATGTGAAGCAACATAGAACAAATAGCTGCTATAAATATTCCACCTGTTATTAGCCAAAGAGGAATTTTATCTAAGTAAGTAATTTCTTGTATATCGTAATCACCATACATGTTACGTTTACCATACTTATCCCAATTTGACATTTGTGTTTTACTGTGAGAAAAGAATATATCTTTTTCTTCTTGATTCATGATCTGTGTGTTTCCGCTTACCTTATTTATTATTTTATACATTTTTTATCTTATTGATTAATATGGTACAAAAGTAAACATAAAATATAATTATTAACACAATTACTTACAAAGTTATTAACAATTAAAGTGTTAATAGTGTTTTGACTAGATTAGCGACTTTAGGTGCTGTCTAGTATATTACCATTAAAAAGTTTTAAAAGTGCTTAAAACGGCTAAAGGGGGGGGTAAATTAGATGGAAAATAACAGAACTATAACTATAAGAAGAAAATAGAACAGAGTTAGCTTTGTGGTATCTTTTAATTTCATTATAGGGGCATTAAAAGATTAATAGGTAGTGTTCCATTGTTTAATACTACAGAACAGCCAATTGCTTGTTTCTTATAGTTTCTAGCGTATGCTGCTGCATAAGTTGATGAATCCACCCCACAACCTACCTGCATTCCAAAGATTTTATATCTCTTTCCAACAAACCATTTGCAGTATGCTTCTGTATGTGTATGACCGCAAACACTTGACATTAGATTATTCTTTGCTTTAGCCTGTGCCTGTCCGCCCTCTCCATGCTCATAGAGTACATCATCATATACTACTGATTCTACCCAATTCCAATTAGGTGTGCCTAATACTTCATTGTAAGATCTAATCCACGCTGATGGAATGCCGCCTGTCATAGCTTTTCTACTAGCCATTCTATCATGATTTCCAATGCATACATCAGCATTAGGAAACGCATTATACCATTTAGATGTTTTTTTAATAGTTTTTTCTAATTCATAACCTGCTGACATTCCATCAGGATCAGGCTCATGGTAGCTGAACGCATGATTATCTAAAATATCTCCAATAAAAATAACTTGATTACAATTGTAGGTTTCGTACTGCTCTATGCAAAATTCTAAATAACCATCTAAACAAAATGGTTCATGCAAGTCACCGATAACTAGAATATTTCTAGTCTCGGATTCTCGCATTTTTTCAATAACCGCTATTTCTTGCGGCTTTAATCTGTATCTATTATTATTTCTTGGCTGCATCACTGAAGCCCTGTCCTAATACTAAAGCACCGATACTTACTAAGATGTTTTTAACTTCATCAGGATTTAACCCTAATGTATCACTTAATAAAGTTGTTATTACACCAATTACTGTGTACCAAAACTTTTTGCTTTTAAACATTTGCCCTACTAAATACTTTGATAATAAATCTTTCATGTTATTTATTTTTAATTATTAATTTAATATTCTTTGTTCCATGTCCGCAATTTATCAATTCTTTCATTAATAAATCCATAGCTAAAGTTGAGTTATTAACTTTATTGTGTTGGCTTCCCTGTCCTACTAGGATGCAGCCCCTAGTGTCTTTAGCTGAATTTCCTCTATGAAATAATATGTAATCTCTATTTGGAACATCTTTTACTAATAGATGTAAGTAATCCCTAGTGCCTGATTCTCTAGGGTATCTAAAACGCACACTATACTCACCAATAGGAATACATGACACACCTCTTTGATTATCCCTATAAGGTAGCTCTAAGGTATCACAAAATCTTTCCCCATTTAAAAATAATTCACCTAATGTACTTTCATCTGTGAATGTATCTCTAAGGATTAAAAGATTAACGCCCCTGTCCTCTGTAAGCTTGTTTAAAGCCACTCTGTCCTTTACTTGCGTTTTTTGAGTGTACACCCTTACGTTTCTTTTTTGATGGCTTATAAGCTCTTGAAATAACTTTTTTAGCCATTTATATATTCTTTTCAAATTTTACAAATTTATAAATAGTA